GGATTGGATAACTAAATTGGAAACACCCAAGGGTGTTACCTGATTACTCTCTTAATATGAAGAGAAGTAACACCCTACCGGTTCCTCGGCGGGTACCCCATTTTCAACTTATGTGTATGTAAATATGTATGTATAAATAATATATAGTTGTAATAGGAAATGCGAATTGCACGGTGCAGACGCAATAAATAAATTTGTATGTGTGTAACTAATACCAATCGCGAGCGTAGCCGCCCTCGAAGTACGTATAAACATGAATGGCTGGAGGGTTCAAATACCAAAACAAGGTAAAATCAACCCCAGCTTTGTGGTAGACATCGATGGTAGGATGTACGTCTATGTATCTGGTATCAACAGGATTAACAAACATCGAAATATCGTAGTCAATTCTGGGACACTGAATCACTTCATTAGTCCCCGGTGGATAGCTTGGAGCACTAAGTTTATTCCAAGGCAAATCCTCTGGTTTGTTGGCTGTGTAATAATTAGCCAACGGATTGGCAGGCAACATCCTGTAATTGCTGTAATAAGGCACCACAGCATTTACAACATTGACCTTGTTTGGGTTGGTGACAGCCATGCCCGCAAGGCCTTTAGAAAGTCTGCGGATGCATGCATTGGCTTGATTCATGACTTGATAACCAACATATGGATTCGCTTCCGGCAATGTACCTCCACCATAAGGTTTGATAAACCAAATGACTGGATTCCAAATTGAAGCGTCAGTAACGTAACTAGATATGCTATTGGCCACACGAGATATAGTCAGACTGACAATCTCTCCATAAGCTTCTCGCCATGGCCTGTTAGTCTTAGCAGTGTAAACCGTTCCACCCCGCCAACCAACGTATGACGACATAAAATATGCTGTGGGAGTCATCGTTTTAGTGTTCTGATTAACTATGACATCAGCATTGGTCGTGGCGCCGTTCTTAACCATAACACCAGTGTTAGGATAAGATGGTCCAGAAGTAACGGGGAGATGTCCAGTAACATACGGTGCATTAGGTAGAAATATAGATCCACCAAAACCGCTGACAGCCCCATAACTAGTAGCAGAGCTAATGGTAGGGATGCTATTGTACTCAGAACGATTGGTCTGCTCAGGACTAATAGTATTGAACCTGGAATAAAACGTAGTCCTATGCATTAGCTGACGAATCGAACGAACGATCTCACCAACATATATAGTATGCTTAGTAGGAGTGTCTACTAAAGCAGGAGCTTCAGCATGGACAGTCCCTTCGTCTGGGGCATTAGCCAAATCATCTCCACTCTGCAACGTGTACATGGACATTGGATACTCCAAATCCAAAGGAGAGAAATATTCGACGTCAGCACAATTGACAGAGCAAATGATTGACGCACCATAAGCCACATCATTGGAAGTTAATGCGTTGAGAATCGAAACAGTGATAGTACCATTGTACAATGCATCTTTGTATGCAACATTGATTGGCAAACCACTAGGATTAGATGCCCACACAGTATTAGCAGCTCCCGGTCCAGGGTTGGTCGAAGCATACCAAGCCATGCCGCCAGCACCCATGGTACGTAGCATTGCAATAGGAGCCATCCACGGAACCTCAAACTCAAAAGTAGGATCTGTTGAAATGTCCCAAATCTTATTAATTGTTCGTGGACCAGTGTAAGCATCGCTAGTGTAGCTAGATAGCATTCCGTCTGGTTCGTAGGATATCATCAAACGGCCACGGTGAAACTGAGAAGCTAAGATGGTAAACTTGTATGTAATCTTCCCAGACCAAAATTGAAAAGCCGTGCCAATCTGTGCGGACGGTGCCATCTGTATAACAGCGGCTGGACTACCAGTAAAGGCACCAGTGTATGGAACGCTAACTCCGATCATTGGAGAAACGTTCTGCACCAACAAAGGATGCTCAGGGGCCATCGAGCTGTCCCATTCGAGCACATCGTAATCAACGTATCGGCCAACAATGTGCGAAATAGCCATGTGATCAACTCCATCCAAGCCAACTGTGCGCGGGTCTACAGTTGTCTCATTCTTTGGATCCAGAGACAACTTATCTTGCTGTACGCTAATCTCTGGAGATGCGAAGTTTGACATAAAGTTTGGAGCATACGCCACAACATCCTTAATAACTGGTGGATTTGAAAATCCGAACCACCTAGCCAAAGTTGAAGCACCTGCCATCACTTTCGAAGTAGCCATTGCATAAGGCTTAATGACTGGAATCATGGATAACGCAGCTGCTGCTTTCGACATAGCCGACATAGCTGTAGACACTGGCCTAGCAGCGTACTCATCATCACCTGATTGCATCACATAAGACGGTCCACCAACCTTGCTAGTGTCACACCATGCGTATATGGTAACAGTAATAGGTGTGTTGTTACCGCTAGAATCTTTGAGTGTCACTGGCGTGTAAATATTAATGTTGCCCATCTGCTTAAGTTCAGTGAGATCAGTGTCCAAATTGATCCAATTCTGATAATAGCAAAAAGGTAATTGCATCTCGCAGCCCTTTGAGGCCTCAGCGTAAAATTTTGCATGAGGCCTACAAGAGCGAACGATTAATGATGCCGAAGTAGATCCGCCGGTGTAAGTACCACTATCAACAACAAGCAAATTCGAAGTTGTGCCTGCTGAAAAATCGAAATCACCAGCACCATGTAGGCCAGCGCCTGACATAGGTTTGTATGACATGATACCTACACCATAATGGTAAGGAGAAGCGTTAACGACCAATTTGAGGCGCAAATTAGCCTGCAACCTCGAGTAGCCCTTAAGCTTCACCTTAATCTCAGGATGATTAAAATAATCGTACCAAGGATTAAAAGAATCACCCAAGAGACTGTTTGCTGCCCAAGATAATGTCTTAATCTTGACAGGTCGAGAGAACCACTCGCCTAATGTAAGGCCAGCTGTGTATCCCTCAGCAAACGAATCGTCTGCAATAGTGGGAGCGTTGCACACATCATTTGGGTGTGCACCGTCGAAAAATTCAGTGAGCAAGCCACTGGTTGAGTCATTATTATTGTTATTGTTATTCGCAGACGAAATACATCTCCACAGGACGCCTATAATGTGGAAACGGGTATTTTACCAGGCAGCATGGACCGTCACCCCTAAGCATTGACTCCGACATGAGTGTACTTAACACAAAAAGTGCAACGGCACCGACTAAAATCATCCACTATCTTGCCCATAGCTTGTAAAGTCGGGTCGGATTTAATTCTCGGAAATGAGGTCAAGTAAAAAGACTTGTTCAACATCAAAGGGAAAATCCGCAAAAACCAATATATATATATATATATATAATGTACAATGGAACCAGTTTATTTAAGGAAAACCATTTCGTTCCAAATAGAAAAACCTTTGTTGTGGCTTTTAAGCCACATTGGTGCTATTGCCAGAGGCATTGCGGGCTTTGCACTCGCAATAACGCTGGTAAAGGGCCTTATCATCATCACTCAAAGGCTGAACTGAAGCCATGTATTTCGGATCGCTAATGAAACCCCGGTCCTTCTTGTCAACCCACCAGCCACGGAAATAATCGTAAGTGAGGCGGACTCCTTTGTTGTCCATGAAATAAAGGTCCTCAATCAGCGTCTCCTGAAGTCCATAATGATTGGCCATAGCGGTCACTAGGCGTGAATAGAAAATCTCGTACACCTTGCGTCCATGAAAATGAATTTCTAGCAACAACCCTCGATACAAGTCAGCAATCATCTGTTCAAACTGAATGCCTGCCTGTACCCTGAAGAAATGGAACGTCTTCATGATGCGCTTGAATTCTAACGGACACAGTATCGAACCGGTTTCGTCACGAATCATGGCTCGGCCTAAGAATATCAATTCCTCATGAGGAGTGAATTCTTGGGTGTCCAAGCTCTTGCGCGCATCAGTGTATATGATCAAATCCTTAAGGCCTTCTTGCATGACGCGGCAATTGAGCAAATCTGCATACTTACAGCCAACCAAATGGTCATCGCCGTAAGTGACGACAGAAACGAACCTTTCAAACATCTTACGAGAGAACTTGACGTCATAATCTGCGCCCAAATCAGCCTTCATGCGGCGCGTCCAAACAACCCAAATGAAAAGCATGTTTGCAATGCAATTAATCTGAGTAGTTAGCGAATTGCCACTTGTGTTGAGAGATCTAAACCAATACACAACGCCGAAAATATCGACAACTGGTGATAACAGGCATTGTAGTATGGACTGGACCACGAACAAGTCCTGCTCAGTATAAGCACCACTCATCTTGCACAGCATAAAAATAACCCACCTCGTAGCATCAGTGACCTCTTGAAACAAACTTTTGTCGTAATTCTTGTAATCACCATCAAAAGTAAAATTCTTGAAAACACCACTTCCGCATATGAAGTTAAAGATCTGATCCCACTGAACACACGTGGCGTCCAAACCAACAACAGCACCAAACACAAACGGATTAAGTTGCATGGTGCGGCATATGGTAAGAAGGTATTGCCTGCATAAAATGGTCATGCACAAAGGACCGACCATGATAACCCGGGTGGGCTTCATTTCATCCTTAGGCTCATCCTTAAGCACTGCTCCGAACATCACTTTGGTATCATGGTCCCTCCTGAACATCGTATGAAGTTCCTCATGTGAGGCCGCAAGCTCTGGTCCCATCTTGTACGAAGCTTTACCAGTGCAATCTCGTGTACAGGTAAACCAAGGATGTTTGCCAGTGTGCTTCATACCCTCTTGGACGTCGGATGGGGACGCAATGTTGTACGGATGTCCCGGGCTTGTGTTCATGTCAATAGGTTCCATGGCCTTATGATTAAACGTAACGCCGTCGTTGTCAAATGATGAACCATTGATGGCGATACCCGCTGACACTGGATGGACATACTTGAAAACACAACCATCACCAGCTTTGTCAAACTCTACGATAGAATCAAAATATGATTCGGCTGCATCGTAAAACTCCTCAGCTAAGTCGCTGTCATAGTCCTTGTGACACATGATCCCGGCTATAGCGTGTCTGGCATGCTCGTCTCGCGTCGCCTTATTCACGCTGTTGACTTTCTTCTTCGTCGAAGTAACATCCGGTAGTCCATCTGGATCAATATTGGATATAGCGTTAGACAAAGGAGATTCAACAAACCCAGATTTAAGCTTGCCACCACCATTGTTGTTACCCACCACCGCGTATGAGTTTGGATTCACAGTCACGCCCATGGTCCTTTTCATATATTCAAGGGTGGTTTCGGCCCAATAACTATTGTCGTCCAAATACGGGCTGTTCTGGAGATTAATCTTAAATTTAGTTTCTCCTCGCTGCAGAGTATAGGAACAAGTGTGAGTCTTCTGTGATATTGACCCACTTTGTTCCTCCGTCTCTTCCACAACATCAGCAAAACTACCCATGGCAGGTGCGATGTACTGCGGCTGGCGCGGAAATAAAATATCAAGATCTGATCTGTAAACAGGTAAAACGACTTTCTTCCACTCATCTTCAACGAGTTGGCCCAAATGTATCCCGCCAATGGCGGCTATGTTGTTGCCACGCTCATATAGATAATAGAAAGAACCACAGTAGCCAGGCAGCGTGACAGTGGTGGTATCCAACTGGTAACACAAAACGCTGGACGCAATATCGTGGACTTTGTCATTAGGCTTAATAGAGCGTATCGGAAGCTGTGGAGAAGTCATGAGGTCGGGCCTAGCAGCCACACTCGGGACAACATAGCCGCAGGGTTTGATCTCAATGCCAGACGGAATCTTTTGACCAAAAGACATCACAGTGCCAGCAGGCATAAGAGTCTCGGTATAAGAAAAATCCTTCGTCCAAAGCGCAGTCGGTGCGTTCAGATAATATGGCTTGATGTCGCGATAAGGTCTGCATCCAGCAGCAGGCAGAGTAATGCCTGCTAAATCACGGTTTGGAATGTAATTACCGACAATCTGTGTATGATCAATTGTCAGGTCTCCATTGTCAGAACCATGATTAGAATAGCCCACTCCATGGACAGTCATTGTGTATGAATCCCAATCGCTATCGACAGAACGTCGTTTGCAATATTGGGGAAGGCTGTGGCGATTCAAAATCATCTCCCTACCGCCGATCATGTTAGCGCGGCATGAATACGAACTCTTCTTGCATTCAAAAGTCACCTGAACGCAATGATCTGCCGTGAGAGACACAACGTTAGAACCCGTTGCAGAGCTACTCTGATGTGACAAACCATACATAGACTCCTTTTTCAACTTGGAACCACCCAACTGAGACCAACGACTAAGCGTGTCATGGGGACTAGTGCGTACCACATAACCACCGCGACTGGTACTCTCGTCGCCAACTTGACTGGCGACTTTGGGACTCTTGCGCTTGCGACAAACATAGGTGGCAATGGCTCCAGCCGCAGCTAAAGTTGAAATAATGACTAAAACACGTTTGTTATTGTCTAGCCACTCCAAAGCCTTACGTTTCTTATCGGAATACGCGCTCACAAGCCTATAGCCGGTTGCAGCCGTAGTAAATGCGCGTACGCAAGTCAAATTCCTATAACGATCTATAATAGGAAGTGTAACTGCTTCTCGCAAACGTTGGTAGCCGTAATTGAACAAGGCAGTAATGCGCAACGCGGCCATAATGGATGCCCATGCAGTCAATAGTAAAACCCACAAATTGACACCGGCAGCGCTATTAACGCCGTCGTCAGTAAATGTCGTGTTCATAAATGACCACCTGGGCATGGCGTACAAATCAGATCCAGATTGCGAAACTATCGGTCCATCTTGCGATTCGAAACTCTCGGCAGAATCGTGCCACACGTCACCTTCACCTTGATGGTCGTCACGTGCGTCAAGACCACCAAAAATAGTGTCAAACTTGTACGGCACATTGAGCGTCTCAAGAATGCTGGTATGCAAAGTACTATGTGCTTTGAAAGTAGCATCAGCCCATTTAAGGAACGTGTGTGTATCCATAGGGGGGTCCTTCATAGGAGGCATATACGAACGCTCACATTTGATACCAGAACCTTGCATATTGTAAGTCCTGTTATCTGCTTGCAATTTCTCAATGCGCATCCTCCAAGCATTCGGAATGCCTCCAGGATTGTCGCGACACCACTGGTTAAGCTTAGTCTCATCCATTGTCTCATATTTAGTGGCGAATTCGGGCGCAACAGTGACGTGTATAATGCCACCGATACGGCGCTGAACCGCGGCAGGTTCGTTGTAAACACAATTGAGCCCGAGCTTAGGACAATTGGTTGAACAAATGACAATTTTGGGAGCCATATATATCTTGCCCTTAAGTTCGAGATCCGCCATGTCTGGAGAATACGGAAACATGTTGAGCAAACCAAGTAACTCCTTGACCATAGGATCACCACCAGTAGACTTGGTGACGTCTGGACGTTTAGCCCCAATATCATCCATTAACACAGTAAGTATGGAGTTGGTAGCTCCATTGGCAAACTTAGGATCGCCTGAAGGCCAAGCGTAAGTAAATGTCTTAACTTGATCAGCCGTGACATCTAGGTGGCGAGTGAGAAGCATTTGATTGAGGACGTGCTGCATAGTCGTCTTTCCAACAGACGAACCTGCTGAAAAAAGAAAAACACATGGTTGCTCACGGATGCTCTTGCCCATCTCAATGGAATAAAAAGCCTCTAGAACACGCCACGTAGTCTTGTACCAAGTGAGGCGATTTGGGTCTGATATAATCACCATCCCTGCCCTCCAAGGATCACTGACGTGTATCCCAGCTCCCAAATGCTCACGGCAATATTTTAGAAAATCATGGACCTTCTGTAAATACACCCGCTGCGCAGGTACGTTTTCAGTGGCATAAATGCTCTGCGTCTTAAGGAGCTCAACACCCAATTGAAAGTATTGTTCAGCCTTGTTGGTGCATTTGAGATGCTCCGAAAGCGAAGAACCACTATCAGAATTGATCCAGGTGGACAAAAGCTTTCTCATAGAATCAAAAACCTGTACAAACGCCCCAACTGTGCCAGTTTTGAAATAACTGTACACCGTTTTGGTGGCGGAGGCAATATTCTCGCTAGTGAAAACCTCTGGGTCGCCTACGTGTGTGCCAAAAGCAAACAATGTCCCTGAAACAAGTAATTTGACCATTGGAAAAACTACATTGCGATCAGACAGGTACTTGAAAATAGCAGTAGCAGTACCAAAAGCACTGGAAAATGTGGAGGACTGTTCAAAGAAGTCTCCCAAACCAGCCTGGGAATGGTAAATATCATCAACGTCGTCCCTCAGAACAAACTCAGTGTGATCCAAATCATCAAGAGCCCTCGAAACATCGTTGACAAGATCAGTAGTCTCATTAATGTGAGTGACTGACAATTCGCCTCGATTCGCAAAAGAACGTATCATGTTGGAATGTCGAGTCAAAATGTCACTAAGAACGAGAACTTTGGCTAGATTGTCACCTCGCGCCTTGTAAAGCCTGACGAGAATAACGCTCCAAAAATATTGATCTGACTCTATGACATTGGCAAAGCCACAGAGCAAGTCTTTAGTGATAGACGAGCTGAAAAATTCAGGTAAGCCGATCGTGGGTGTGCGTACAGCGCCTGAGGATGAATTAACAGACTCAGCATATGAACCACTGGTCCAAGATTCGGCGCTATCAGCGACGGGTCTAAGCATACGCCAACGGTTTAATATGTCAACAGCTGGTACGTGCAGTAATGAACCAGGCAAAGAATGCCAGGTTATAAGTGGGTCAGGTGGTCTCCCGATAACAGCAACGCGCAAAGAATCATATCTTTTTGACATGTATTCAATGACATCGTTATCCATATTGGGCGTCCAAATGACGTCGCGGCCCGTTTGGGTACAGATAAAATTATGAATATTATGATTACAGTATAGAGTAGTAAAGTAACAATGTGACGAACTAACGTCGTCACAAGGTCCAGTAGCATCATTGACATAGCACGCTGGAACATGCAATGCAACTTCTTCACTAGCCGTATCATGGGCATGGTGGCGGAGGCCGATCGTTTTCAAGGCCACAGAAGAATCATAAACAGAAGTCCTGTTCGGTACAGTTTCATCGACCGATCCAGTGAAATTGTTTACAACCCCGCTGATTTCTTCGCAGACCATCCCAAGCACAGCACTCGACTTATTCGTAGTAGTCATGAGTTCATGGGGGTTCGGTTTTTTGTCTAAGCACCAGCTGCGTAACTCCCGCGTTGGTGCATTAATACTAAGCAATCGTCGAGTTTTAAATCCGAAAACTCCTTTAAAGCTTAGTCCTGGGTCCAGCCAGGATCTGTCACATTAACTGAATGTAATCAGGTAAATTACGCATAAAATTGGCAAATTACAAACTATTACTCCTTTAAAAATAAAGTTGCATCAAAGAAACTCGTAGAGAAGCAAGGGTGATGAGCCACTAAAGCTTTTTGTATGTGGTTTCCTGGGTCCAGCCAGGATCTGTCACATAAACTGAATGTGATCAGGTGAATTACGCATAAAATTGGTTAATCACAAACTATTTCTCCTTTTAGTAAATAAAGGTTATCAAAGTTGTAGTAACAACTACCAGGTGATGGGAAAATCACCAATTGGCAGCAGTGAAAGTTGACTGTAAATGTCTCGAATCATGACAATCAATTGTGAAATGTATAAAGTTTAAGAAACAAGAAAATCTTGAATGATCTTATTTGAAAAACAGAAAACATTGGCAAATGAATGAAATGATTAACGATAAATTATAGGTCTTACCTTCAACGATGGCGGCGAATATACGCC